TGATAGTACTGAAGCACCTGGGTTTTTTGTATCAAAAGTTTTACCCATAGGAGTTTTCATATAAATTTGCTTAGCGTAAGCTTCACACATTTCTTCTAGTTTAGATATAGTGTCAATAGCTATGTATTTATATGGTCTACCCTCTTTCATAATTGCTGTTCCAACAGCTTGTAGTTCTTTAAGGCTGTTAGCTTTTACTTTTAAAGCATCAATCATATCTGAACCGTCTTCTAAGTCTATAATTAAACAATTATCTAATTGAGATAATACTGTAGTCTTACCTATCTTTGGGGCTCCATATATTATCATGTTTTTAGGCGATTTACGGCTAGCCTTAACCTTTGTTTTTGGTAATTCCATATTTATATTTTTAAATCTTTTTTAGTTATCTTATATTTAGACATTATTTCTTTTTGTTTTGTTTTTAATTTAGCAGAGCTAGCAGTTGGTTTTTCAAACATAGGATTTTTGTTTGCTAACACTGCGCTCATAACTTTATTAATAGTTTGTTCTAAATTTCTACAAACTTCTACTGCTCTTTTTTTAATTTCCATTTCTTTTAATTGATTTTCCTTCATATTTATTTAAATTCTCTTCTAATTCTTTATTAACATCTTTAACTGAACTTATATAAAGTCCTGTTATTACACCTACTACATATAGTATTAATGCAATTGTCATATATACTGCGTCCATAATTTAAGTTTTTATTCGTTCGTTAATAGTAAATGTTGACATTTCTGCTTCATAAGGTATCATACCTAGTAAACCGTCACGATTCTTCTCTACATGTACAGCCAACAATTTAATTGGATTCTCCCCACAATATAAATCTGTAATTCCATACAAATCATTAGGGCGTTGTAGCATAAGCACAACATGAGCGTCTTGGCCAATACTGTCACCTCCAAACAAATCTGTTAGCAGTGGCTGGTACTGAGCTTTAGCTCTATACTCCTGTTCTATATTTCTATTAAGTTGTGATAGTAAAATATTTATACATCCTATTTTAGCTTGTAACCACATACATCCTTTTGATACTTCATTAAGTTTTTGTAGCTCTTGGTCTTTATCACTTAAAATTAACCTCGAGTGGTCAAAAACATTAATAATCGTAGCATCTGGGTGTTTATTTGTTACATCTATATTAGTATCCTTAATAAAAGTTATAGTTCTAGGAATATTATTAAAATATATAGGGTACTTATTATATTTAATAACAGAATCTCTATACTTTTCATATTCTTCAGTCTTTAAAGGCTGCTGAACTGATAGCAATTCACTTACTTGTTTATTAGCGCTCTTTGCACCAGCTCGTAATATCTGCTGATAGCCAGGCATCTCAAAGCTCCAATATAGTACAATTAATTGTTTCTCTTGATTCTTATCCAGTAAATCAAAGATCAATTGATTGCTAAATGCTGACTTACCTACACCAGGCCGTCCAGCAATCACATACATTTTACCAGGTTGTAATCCTCCTAGTAAGTTTGTGTTTAGTCTATCCCATTTAGTTGGGTATACTCGTCTCTTACCGTACATTCCAGTCCTAACTTCTGTTAATGAAGTTGATACTGATTGCTCTATACTTTTAAAGCCGTTCTTTTTAAAGGGATCTTGTAATCCGTGAGGCAGTTTCTCTTGTGTCATTTTCGTCTAAGTTTTCATACTTTTCCCAAGTATGGTTATTAATCCAGGTTTCTAAGTTTTGTAAATACCCAAGGTTATCTCTTTCTATTTTTAGTTGGTTATCTAAACATTTCATTATTTGCTTATGTTTATACATTTTATCCCCAACTATCTTTTGATACCTTAGTTTGCACTTTAGATTCGCTTTTGAATCTGGATCCTTAGCATGTAACACTCGTACACCTCTATTAGAAGTCGTTACTTTTAAAGGGTAGGTTCCTATAAGCTCAGCAAACATCTGATCAAAATCATTAGAAAATAAATCTATAAATTCTTGCCTAACAATGTGTTGATCAGATGTTTCACCTAACTTTATGTAGCCTTTTTCTTGTAACTTGTCTAAATTTGGTTTAAGATTAAGATTGGGTAAATATGTATACTCTTGTTTATATAGTAGATATAAATATGTAAAATCATCAGCAGACATTTTTGTCTCTAATAATATCTCGAAGTCTATATCAATTTTCATGGCAGTAAAAACTTATAAAAGAATTTTTTATACTCAATTTTTAATCTGAGACAAATATAATAAACTTTTATACTGTATACAAGTTTTCTAAAGATTATTTTTTCCATACAATATTGTTTAAGTTTTTAACTGCATTTTTTAGCCACTTTTCTTCTTGACTGTCTTTAACATATAGAATAATAATTCTCCCTGTTTTACCTTCTTGAAATCTAACTAATCTACCTACTCTTTGGATCATAGATAAAGATTTACTTGTAATCCCACATATTATCCCCATATTAGCATTAGGAACATCAAATCCTTGGTTAAGAGCTTTAGTAGAACATAAAACATTGATACTGTTGTCTTTAAAAGAGTCTAATGCATTTTGCTTTTGCTTCTTAGTTTTCTTTGAATGGTAGGATAAGGCATAGGGAGCTATAGAATCACATAATGTATCTGTAAAGTTATTTGCCCCACTAAAAACAAGTATTTTCTTGTCTTTATTCTGTTTAAATATCTCTTTAAACATAGTTACTTTATTGCCTGCAAAATCTACAATCTTCTTTCTATCTCTAATAGCTTTGTAGAATTGTACAGCTGCTTGCTTCTCTTTAGGGAGAGCATTTCTATTAGCCATAATCAATTTTGCATTCTCAAAAGCATCAAAATGTCCTAGCTGATATTTCCACTGAACAAATTTATTGTTAATTTTTTTATAATCTATTTGCTCATCTGCAGTTAAAGTTACAGGGATGCATTCTATCTGATAAGGACTTACTATACCTAATTTAACACACGCATCTAGCGTAATCTTATAAGCTATAGGAGCTATCTTTTCTAATAGTAGTCTGTATTCCTCTTCTTCAGGTAATGTGGCAGTCATACACAGCAATTTACTGTATGTATTATACTTAAATACCTTTCTGTATTCAGGGCTTAGTCCTAGATGAACCTCATCACATACAATTATATCATAGTGCTCACCTTTTAGCTTATAAGCGCTCTGATAGCATATAACCTCTACATTAGTACTGTCTACCTCCCATTTATCAAACTCTTCTCTAAACTGATCCTGTAGCTGAACTGTAGGTACTAAAATAAGCGCCTTACTAGAGCTATTATTGTTAAACACATGATCAATGGCCATAACGCCACACCTGGATTTTCCAAACCCAGTTCCAGCGATAATAGAACCAATATAGTTATTCCTAGCCCAATTGTTAAGGGCCTTTCTTTGTTCTTCATCTCTTATTTTATTTATTTGTTTCACAATGCTTTCCATAGGGTCACTGTTCTATTAGTTTCTTTATCTAAATGTGTTCCAGAAGCTTTAACCATCCCTAAATTAACTAGCTCGGTTATTCTACCTGTCACTCTATTTATATCCCACCCTAAAGCTTGAGCTATCATTCTATTTGTAGCTGCGCTTTTAGACTTTAATATATCATAAACAGTCTTTCTTTTACCATTTATACTAGGATTTAACTTCTTAAGGGAGTCTACCTGTGTTTTTCTTATCATTTTTTTGTATTTTTAAGTGTTTAACAATTGTGTCTTCTAGATAGTTTCTAGAGCACTTTAAATCTTTAGACATTTGAGCTATAGTTAAAGAGTTAGAGTTTTTATAGAAATAATCTATAAGTTTACTTTCTCTTTTATTTAACAAAAGAAAAATATTTCTATTATTTACCCTTAACTTGTAATAAGCCATAAAATGTTTTCTTTCATGTGACTCTTGCATTACTGCAGCATAGTCTTCATCATATGGCTCAATTACACCACTATATTTCCATAGTTGGTCTGAGGTCATATCAATTGGGCCATTGTCTAGTTTATTTTGTTTCTCTTTAACTATTTCATCTATAATATGTCTAATGTGTTTTTTCATTTCTTATTCGTAAAAAGTATTACCTTCTTTGTCTACCCACATAACATCTTCATCTATATAGAAGACTACCCATTCTGTGTCCCCCTTAATATATAGTATGTCATTTACTTTTATAATACTGTCACTTCCAGCAGGTACATCACTAAAAGTTTTATAAGTTGCTATACAATCTTCTACATATGTCTCATTTATTACACAATCATTGGATTCTTCCGCTTTAGGGGCGTAGTATCCAAAGATTGTAAATAATGCTATTGAACTTATAAAGGTTATTACACCTATTACATTTTTCTTTTTCATAGTTATTTATTTAATTATTATTATTTTTCCCAACATGTACTCACTGTTACTTCAGCTTTTAACAAGCCGTTGGTTACTATCTCTAATGCTGCCTCTTCCATAAGCTGTTTCATAATGATTGTCCAATTTTTAACTTGATCATTCCTACATATAGTATCTATTTGATCATGAACAGTCATTACTAGTTTAACTGGGAAGCTGTAAGTATTAATATAGTCTCGCATTAATATCAATGCTTTCTTAGTCATGTCAGCGCTAGCACCTTGTATAGGTGTGTTCTTACTAGCTCTCTCAATACTACCAAGCTCCATCATAGATGACTTGTTATCCCAGATCTTAGGGTACCAGTTAGTAAACCATCTCTTCCTATTATAAGGGGGAAATGTTTTAATATACCCATATTTTTTACCAAAGTTCCCTAGTTTATCTAAAAACCCTTTAATTGATGGGAAAGCCTCAAAATACTTATTAATAAGAAGCTTAGCATCATCGATACTAATATTAAGGGTATCAGAAAGCTTATTAGGGCCCATACCATAAGCAAGCCCAAAATTAATTGTTTTAACATTAGTTCTAAGTTTTTTATGTGTTGGACATTTACATTTTTGTTTCTTACTCATGTAAATACAGTTGTCTTCTCCACTGGTTAACCATTGATCACCATATACTAGTTCGGCACATGTGGAGTGTAGGTCTTCATTATTCTTTAAGGCTTCAATCCAAACAGGATCTTTGCTACCATAAGCTATGACATTTAACTCTTGTGAAGAATAATCAGCACTGACAAAACTCCAGCCATCGGGTGCAGTAAAGCAATTCCTATAAATATTATCAGCGGGTATCTGCTGCATATTAGGCTTACTACTACTTACACGGCCGGTATCTAGTATCTGGTGAAAATTGGTATGAATTTTATTATCTGCAGACAAGTTCTTAAAGAATGCATCACCATACGATGTGCATAATTTCATTGCCTCTTTATATTTTACATATGTATCTATTAATGGGAACTTATACCTATATTTATACATCTGCTTACCGTTGACATTCTCTAGCTTAGGTACAATACACTGCAGTACCTCAAGTACTTGTTTAGGTGATGTCCATTTAATATCTATATCTCTAATGTCTTCAATAGCTGTAAACATGTCTGTCTGTATATATCTAGATACAAAATGATTAACTCTGTGATCAACTCTAATTGCCTCATCTAGAGAGTCTTCGAGAGTATTTGCTTTGTCCATATTAACAGCTTCTATTGTTTTCCATTTCTCTGTATCTAAATCTAGACCATTATATTCTATGTCTGCAAATGCTGTAACTGCATCGTTTTCTAGAGCAACTACATTATTTAAGCTGCTTCTATCTATTAATGGGAGCTGATGTTTTCTCACCCCTATTAAATACTCTACATCTTTAGCCCCATAAACTATTTGATCATCACGAAATGGTTGACCTGTCAGTCCTATAAATTGGTTTCTTACCTCTTTATTTAGTTCAATGTTTAAATATTTTTTACAAACATGCTTAAGTCCATACCTAACATCATCTCTACCGCAGTTTAAAACTCTTTCAGTTAAGAATGTATCATATATGCCTTCACATTCTATATCTCCCCATCTTTTAATAAATTTGTAGTCAAACTTAGCATTGTGAAATATTTTAATGATCTCACGGCTCTCTAGTATGTCTCTAAGTGCCTCAATACTAACAACTCGTGTATCTATTACAAATTGAGTGTTTTCATCACCTATCTGAAACATAATCATTTTCTTAGATACAAAATCAAATCCTTCAGTCTCTGTGTCTACACCTAGTACTTGTTTAGTAGAGCAATACTCCACTACATCATCAATAGTCCCTAATTGATAACGCAGTGTAAGTAGCTCAGTATTTTCTGTTCCATCTATTAAATAGATCATAATTATATATATTTTTGATGTAATTCAGCTTGAGCATCAATGTGATAGTCATACTCTCTAGTAGCTTTTCTTATTTGTCTCATAATTGACTTACCTTGTTGTATATCTATATTTTGTGAGTCAAATATAAACTCTTGTTTGTCCTCTAATTTAGCTTTTAGATATTCTTTTATAAAATCTTCTGAAGTACCATCTTGTACCATTTGATAAATCCATTTCATTTTTCCCATAGTTGTATTTTTAATTGATTAGTTATATTATTTAGTTTAGTGTCGTGTGTATTTATCTTGGAGTACAAATATAAAGAAATTTGTTATAAAAACAGAAAAGAGGACTCGAAAGTCCCCTTAACTGTTAAAAACACAGATTGCCTTATCTGTAATTGTTATCTTACATCATATCCATTGATACTTCGTCCATTGCTTCTACTTTAGAAGTAACAGAAACAGTATCAGATGCTAAGAATACATGAGGAACTTTAACATCATCACTCAAGTTTTCTGCGAATAAGATTTGATTTCTATTGTATATGTAGTTACCATTGTGTAAAACAGCGTCTCCACCTTTACCTTTAGTTTTATATCTACTGTTTTCTACATCAAAGTCAGTACCATCAGTAGTCTCAACGATTCTAATTCTAAATCTTTTAGCTGTTGTGTCTCCTGATGAAGGGTCAACTACACATGTTGGGTTAGCAATGTTTAAGTACATAGCTTCTTTTTGCTTACCATTTACTGTCTCAAATGTATACTCTCCACCTACTAAGTCTAGTCCTGAAACTTCAAGCATAATTTCTAATGCTTCTGGCTCGATAGATGCCCAGTGGTATCTTACACCTCCAGTTTGTGCGAATCTGTCATCACCAAAGTTTAATGCTCCTAGTGCATTTGAGAAGCCGTCAGATACTCCAGATGCAGTTGCATTAGGATTACTAATTCTTTCCACAAACTCAACTTGAATTTTGTTGGTGTTGGTTTTTGTTACTTTTGTTAATAGTGTTTGTCCTGTTTTTAGTGATGTTATTGTACCACTGTTTAATTGATTTGCCATTGTTTAATTGATTTTTAATGGATTATTTTGATGATTTCAATAAGGTATATCATCAACCTTTTTTATGTTAAAGCAATTATGATTGCTGTTACTAGAACTATAAAGAGTATAATTCCAATGCTGTCTAGCACTCTTTCAAAGCCTTGCTTAGGTTTCGCTACTGAATAACCTATTTTCTTTTTATATCTTCTCATAGTTATATATTTAATTCCAAGGAAGTTTATGTTTATTTTCTCTTATTATATAAAGTATCCAATCTTCAAATGATATTGTTCTTAAATCGTTTTTAACTCCTGTTTTAGTTGGTGCAGGATGTGCTGCTAGTCTTACTAATTTAGTCATGTCTTTGTTTGTGTTTAGTTAGTGTTTAGGTTAAAAAGTGCAACCGTTGCCTCTTGCTCTGGTCGGTTAACTACTAAGTATTCTAGACTACTGTTCGTGATTGTTATAAGTTGCACTTGTGTTATATTATGTTATGCTATTGAATTGATTAAGTGTTGAATTGTGGGGAAAAGTGGTGAATGTGACCTGCTAGCCACACTCACACACCGTAATTATTTAGTTAGTTGCAAACAAAAAGGGAATAACTCCCCTTAATACTACGCTTCCCAATACAAGAATGTAAGAGGAGTACCATCATTAGTGCACATAACCTTACCTTCTGCATCTTCTTTCTGATAAGCTATAGGATTAGCTGGTATATCTAGACTTGCACCTACCTCTGTATCTTGTTTTAAAATATAGGCTAACAGTCCTTTGGTGCAGAACTGATTGGCTGAGTATCTTACTAATGAGTGATTGTTTGTGTGTTTAAGCACAGTTGCTGTGATTGTAGCGTCCATAAGGCATTTATGTTTTTGAATTAATTCAGAAAATAGTTCTGAACTGGAGATAAAAGCACGGGTACTTTGAACTCCGTAATATAGTGGGGGTCGATGATTGTGCTGGTTCCCACACTCAGAAACAGTCCCCTAAAAAATTTTTTAGTTTAAAACTTAACCTTTTCTTAACATAGACCTAAAGTAGTAGTAGTATATTTGCAATATGAAGACACTAGATTTATCCCCTGTATTATATGTATTTTTAATGATTTTTATATTTTTACTTGCTGTATAATATATTTTTAGTACTTTTGCACCGCAACAATATCATCCCACGGTAACCAAAAATGGGAAAAGACATCGGATTGCAGATCCAAATAGGATTAGAGTTTTCTCCGGTAGTTGCAAAAAGAACGAGTGTATAAGTTCTAGTTAGGATAGATTGCACACAGGTAAGTGCGGTGAATTGACATCAGTATTACTATCCTTTGGTCTCTTTAAAAGAGAAGCACTGCTAGAGTGAAATCCAAGTTTGAAATAAAACCTCAAGGGGGATAACTATATCTATTCACGAAATGAGTATTAGTAAAGATGATTACTATATAGATAAAAATGGTAAAATTGTTTTTACTAAAGACTATCTTTTAAAGAGAGGGTATTGCTGTAATAACAATTGTAAGCATTGCCCATATAAAAAAAAGTCTTAAAAATATTTGGATTTATAAAAAAATAATTTATATCTTTGTCAAAAAAATATATAGATTATGAAATTTAAGCCAAATGGAGCATGGGTCATCCTTCCAGATCCAACAATCACAGAAACAGAATCAGGAATAATTTTAGATGAAGCGTCTTCTATAGCAAATGCTAAAAGATCTAACGTACTAGAAGTATTAGCTACTGGACCTTTATGTACTTTTGCTAAAGTAGGTGATACTGTTATGGTAGATCCTAGAACAGAAGCTGTAAAAACTCGTTTAGATGAGAAAGATATGCTTTTGGTTGGGGAGCACCAGTTATTAGGGAAGTGGTAAAAGGAAGTGTAACTATATCTACTGAAGATTACCATGCTTTTTTAGACGCTAATATTAAATCTTTAGAAGCAAGGGAAAAAGTAAACTTAGCAGTTAAAGAGCTGCAAGTATTCTTATCTTTTCTTTGTACAAGAGA